TGTTCTGTCGGACGACTTGGGATATTCCTTTTTCCTCCCCTGATGTTTTCATCCTCATGTGGAGAGCAGAAAATCAGATTCTTTCGTAAGAATGCGATTTCACGCAATGTATCACTGTAACCGTATAATTCACTCTCGATATATTTAAAGGTCGCTCCTTTTAGTTTCCCAGTTGGACTTTCTATCATCGAATCCCTCCACTGTGTATGCTGTAACCTTATAAGTATTCAAAATCCTTTTTAAACAATTCTAGATCCTTAGATACCTATGGTATTCAGAAAGAATTCAAACCCTGATTTGCTAGGTTTCTGTCAGTCTTTTTTCAAAAAGGCAGTTTCATTTCGTTCGATACTCAGATGCATGATATACCTAGCTTAATTTTCTTCAATCTCAACACTCCAACCGCACTTACAAGTTTGTTTAAAAATATCTGCATCAATTTTTAGCATTCCTTCTCCCTCCCCAATCATTTCATTCCCACATTGTTTACATTTCCCATACTCACTTGCCATTTCTAACGCTTTCCAGGCATCCATTTTTCTCCTCCTGCATAAAAAATTTATTTTGATTCATACTATTTATGGGCTTGTGTAGCTGAGACCTGATTTAACTAAATTCTTCTTATCAAGCGAGTCGTTGGCTTTTGCTAGCTGCTTTTTTCTTCAAATAAAATCCCTCTCTATACCTCATCATATTTTTTGTATGTCACACCAAAAATAATGTCTGAGTAAGAATAAATTCCCTCGTACGAAATATATTATAAATACCTCGTTTTTTATAAAAAGTCTCTTGCATTTTAGCATACCTGAGATAAAGGGGTTGGTACCTACTAACTCCTTTATTTCGGATAAATCAACCAATACTAATACATATATGCACTGTAAACAAACACGAGCTATATATACAATCTTTTTATTTTTCTATAAAACTTCCATGTAACCTTACTCCATTCCAACCCTTGCTAAACGTTCTGTAACCCTTTTTCGCTGTTCTTCCGAAATCACACGAACTTGTTTCTCTCTGTTTAACAGCCATTCCAATTCTTCACAAGATCCTTCGAACAAATCCCGACCATCCTTTCATTTGAATATACTTCTCTGAATCAGTTTTTCTATTACCCTATCTTGCTTGTTCATGTTTCCTCCAAGGATTAAAAAATACCCGTTCTAAGATAATGCTTCGCTTGATAATAAAAGTGGTAATATATCCAGTTGCCACTGTATTTGTTATCTAAATATACAATTTCAAAGCCGTATTTAGCTTTAAATATATTGAGTCTGCCAAGTAATGCTAATGGATTGTATTTTGAACGATATTTACCTTGTAGCATCTTTTCGTACCCTTGTAGGTCCTCCACAATTAGAGTGAAGGGAATATCCTTACTGCGAATCAATTCATTCTCAAACGCTGTCTGCGTATCCTTTTGTAAGTTTCCTGTGATTTCATCCATGTGAGCTTTCCGTTCCACTCGGCTATCTAAGTAAATACCCCGAGATATGCCAAGTTCTTCATTTTTCGGAATCATGCAGCCATAATCACCGGTATCTAATTTTTGATTTTTAATTGATATGCCCTTTTGATTAAGATAATCCGTTATATGTGCCGAAGCTCTTTCCCTCGTATCCATTACAATGGTTAATGTTTTCAAAATGGCTTCAATTTCTTTGTCTGTGTACTTGTAACGAATCATCTAATACCTTCTTTCCTAAATACGTAAGTATTTTCCATTCTCGTTCTTTCGAAAAGTAGATTTGGTTTTTATACCAATCTTCGAAATCATGATTCGACTTACTACTATTACAACTTCTACACGATGGAACTATATTGTCTTTTGTAAAATGACCTTTCTTTGTAACCGGCACAAAGTGTTCTTGTTCTAATTTTTCATCCGAACCACAATAAGCACAGGCGTAATTAAAGTATTTCGTGCATTCTTTCCATTGCTTTTCTGTAAAATCATTTTTTAAAGATTTCTTTCTAGCTCTATATCTGTTCGTTGTCTTTCTTCTTAATTTATTTCCTCTTTCGGATCTTCCCCACTCTCTAGTTTTCTCTCTATCTCTTTCTTGATTAGCTCTTCTATATTCTTTGATGTATTCGGCATTTTCTTTTCGCCATTTATTGATTTTAGATTTACGTTCTTCTTTCTTTTCAGCCCATTGTTTTCTGTTATATTCAGTAATATTCTCCTTATTTTCCTCACGATATTGTTTTACATGTTCTCGATTTTCCGCATACCACTTCTTGTGATAAACCTTTCTTTGTTCTGAATATTTACGTTGTTTCACTTTAATTTTTTCTTTATTTTTCAAACGATAGCGCTTGTCATATTCACGTTTACAAGGTTTGCAATTATTTGTAAAACCATCATTACTTCGTTTTGTTTTTGCGAAATTTTCATTATTAAGTACCAATTCTTTTTTACAAGTAATGCAAGCTTTTGTTTGTTTCTCTATCTCTGTACCTGTGTAATGAAAATAAATCATCCACATCCTCCTGTCCTTGCATATATAACCGCTCGTTCATATATCTTTCTAGCCATTGCATTGGATTCATCATTTTCAAATTGACGATAGTCTTCATACATATCTGTCCACCCATTCTTTGCAAGTGTAATCGTCCAGTCATAGAACATTTGTAATGCATCGGTATCCGCAAGCAACCAATCGTGTAGCTTTGGGTTATGTTTCCAACCAGAAAACTCATAAAAAATCTTCAAGATCGTAACTTTTTCGTTGTTTGCATCCTTCCAGGATTTAAACCAAGCATCAATTCCGTTGAAATTTTGCTCCGCGGCTTGCATGACTTCCGCAGGAATTAAGTTCTGTCTTTTTATTCCGATTCGGTTATCACTTGGATCAAGATAGATATTTGCGCCTGATTTCCAAATTGAGCTTATGATTTCTAAAACTTGCATAATGGTGTTTCACCATGTTCGAACCGTGCTTGTCTTGCTTGAATCATTGCATTATTTATCATCGGATGATTGTCATCGCACCGTTCTCCGCATTTCGGGCAAGACATATAATTATGTTCGTTATATTCTATTTTCATAGCTCCACAACTGTAGCACTTTGTGAAAATCATACAGTCATCCCAGAAAACCGAATTTCCATCATCATATTCATAATACTCATACTGATAATGGTAATCTCCTCTGTCACTCCAACCCCCACCAGCCGAAGGATTGCCAATAAGAATGATTCCATCGCTCTTTAATCCCATCACCAACTTTTCCATTTTTTCTTCTTCCGTAGCATTTGGTCTATCTGGCTTTATTTCAACCCACAAACCATGATTATCATCACGTAAACCGATATTTTTTAAAAAGAAGTCAGGTAAATAATATCCCAATCCACCTAAATCATATCCTTCTTTTTCATACTCCCATTTAATTCCTAATGCATCGAAAAATACAGCCCACCGAGCTTCTAAACGACTCCGAAAACGATAGCCTTTATATATAGTTTCAATTGGTTTAATATTCACGAAAATCCCTCTCTTTCTTTTTCAGTAACAAAATATCCCGCTATCCCCACTTTAGTAACCCATCAAAAACGTTGTCATATCAATGGTTTGAGGGTGTTTTTTCGTTCAAGGTTACTGGGGGTTACCTCAAATTGCTATAACCAGAAATAATATATTATATATACTTATATTTTATTATTTTTGGAATGTAGGAAAATAAGTAACCCCCAGTAACCCAACAAAAAACAATCACCTCCAAACCCTTGGTACATAAGGATTTTATGACAATTTAAATGGGGTTACTGAATGTTTTTCAGGGTTATTAGGGGTTACCGACCCCTCTTCTTTTTGTAAATATTTGTAATGTTCTTTTTGTAACCCTATCCCATTTAAGTAAGTCCTATTTTTAGCTCCCCGCTTTTTATGAATACTTTTATTTTCTAATAATCTGTAAAAAGTACGATTTTTCAAGGCTATTTCCCCCTCATCTTCACACCAACGAGAATAAGCGGCGTATAGCTCCCTCGCCTCGATTTTTGCTAACGGATTCAAAAAGCACATATCAAGTATGAACGGTTCGATGATATCCATTTCTTCTTTATAACTATTCGTTGCCACTTTAATCGATTGTGGCTCTTCCAGCCCTTCGCGCTGCCATTTCAAACATCCTTGTATTGCCCAATTCAATATCCCCGAAATCTCCATCGATAGTTTTTCAGGAAGTTTCCGATCCACTTTTTCTTTTGGGATTTTGATAGTAAAAGGTATCATTCGAACCCTTCTCCAAATCCCCTCATCAATGCCTTTGATAATTGGTTTATGATTCGTTGTAAAAAACACTTTAAATTCAGGCGTAAATTCGAAAAACTCTTGACGAAGGAATCTTGCACTAATTGGTTCTCCACCCGTAATTTGTTTGACTAACGCTTCTGATAACTGTTGACCTTCTTCGCTCTCAACTGCCGATACAAAACGCGCACCCGCTAAACGTGCGATATCATTGTTCGGTCCAGAATCATGTTTCTTTTTAATAAACGTATCGCTATTTGTTTGCTTTGCATAATCACCTAGTACATTTTTAATCGTATTAATAAAGGTTGACTTCCCATTTCGACCACCGCCATAGAAAAAGAACATAACCTGTTCTGATATATCACTTGTTAAGGAATAGCCAATTGCTTTTTGGATAAAATCAATTAATTCGTAATCTGTATCTCCTTCCATATCTTTGAAAATACTTTCTAAAAAAGCTTTCCAATTCGGACAATCTTCCTCTTTTTTATATTCAACATTCGCCATTTTCGTCAGCATGAAATCACGATTATGCAAGGACAACTCACCTGTTTTCAAATTGATTACACCATTTTCCACATTCAAAAGATATTCATGTTTGTCAAAATCAGCACGTTGCGCCGGCACCAGCGGTATCATATCTTTGATACTATTCATACGAATGGCACGTTTTTCGCATTGTTTTCCCCATCGAATTTCATATTTATCTTCGCTTTTTAATAGCTTTCGAAGTGTTTTTGACGTGATACGCTCTACTTTTCTACTCCTATCCTCTTTCCAACGTTTCCCGTCCCAGGTATACCAACCGACCCCGCTTACATAACGAATCACGTGACCATATTCGGCAACGATTCGTTCCGCATTGCCCATTTCTGTTAACATAAATTTCTGTGGCGTGGGTCTCGCTTCATCACTTACCTCCTCAACAGTGTGGCAGAGAAAAGAAAAGTCTTCTTTATGGTCTAAAATTGTTGTACTCGTATCCGTTATCGCTTTATTTATCGTATGCTCCCCGTATGTATCGCCGTTTGAATAATGAACAATATCCCATTTATTTCTCATTAATCCGCTTTCACGAAACATACTGTCCATGCGGGTATAGCTTTTTCCAGACCAAAAAGCTAAGTGATTACAGAGTGCCTGATCTGAATTGGACCAATCGTTATTGACGGTCAGTTTCCCTTCGTACAATGCTCTAATTTCATCACCATTTTTCGCTCGAAACATCCGTTCCCAAAGTTCACGATTGGAAAGTGTAATCTCATCATTTGTATACGCACTTAAATCTACTAAACTCCTTGCTTCTGAATCATCAAAATGCTTTTCAAGCAATTCCGCAACTTCATCCGTGCGCTCGAAAATCTCATTTGAGTTCTCACGATTTCCCGTAAAGGTAAAATATCGACCGTACGAATAGATTTCTAACCCCAATTTATCGTTTTTTCTCCCTGTGCCTAAGAAATTCTGTGGAAGGTTGCCTTTTACAATGACATGTAATCTTTTTCCGCTCGGTGAAAATTCAGTATAACTATCTAACAGATCAATAATATCTGTCGCGAAAGGATTGATTTTCCCGCCTTCATCCACACATTCATCCAAATCGACACCAATGTATTGTTCTCGTTTGGAAAACACAAAGCCTATACCATCAAATTCACGTTCTAAATAAAATTTTAATATCGTTGGAAAGGTACTCCATGTTCTCGGGTTATTTGTGGATGCTTTTTCTCCATCTGGTTGATACGGTACTTTCGTTGGTTTGTCTTTGCCTTCTAACAGTTCATACTTCCACAGAATCCACTGAGGCAATGACTTCAATTCAGAAGGAATACTATTAAAATCGTAATGTTCTTTCATAGCTATTCTCCATTCTCTGTGATATAGGGTATAAAAAGAGAAGTCGGCACACACCAACCTCTCTATGTAGTTATTTAGAACGGTAACATCTCATCGCCCACTGTTACTGCCGGTCCATTTGTTATCGGACTTACATCCGACACATCATAATATTTCGCTTTGGCTGCCGTACGCTTTTGTTTTTGACCATCCACAATTTTGTCGTATTCTTCATGCTTTACAGTGATTTTTACATTCTTATTGATAAGTTGCTTACCCATATCTTCAGCAGATGTGAAAGCATGATGATTCCCAAAGCCACATGCTTTTAATAAAGAATTGACGATTCTCACTGAAACCTCATGTTCGAACGTAAACATGTTATACAGTACTTTTGCTCCTTGATGATTTTGTGGTACATCACTTCGAATTTCAAAATCTACAGATAGTTTTGGCTTACCTGCTTGCGTTTTACCAGCTTCTGCATTTACAATGACCGCTTCATATTTACCTTCGGCTACTAATTCATACCCTGTATTTACGTTCGTTTCATCAAATTTAAAGAAACTCATAATTTATTTCCCCCTGTATTTTAGTTTGTGGATGACACGATTAATTCTTCTTGTATGCACCCTAAACGTGTATCTAAATGGTTCTTAGCAAAAATACTTTGATCGCCTTCCAAAACAAATCCGCGTGTACCATCTGCTTTTGTCACTAGCCTTGCGACAACATGAACAATTCCCATGATGTGATTTACAATCTTATCCCGAATCTCTGGAATGAATTGTGTATATTGCTGCCCATCATCGTGAGTGATATGCCTTGTCGTTTCCCAAGCTGTGAAAATAACATTGGCGTCTAGCGAATTAAATGTTTCTACTACCTTTAAAAGATGGTTGTCTAATAAAGCGTAATCCTTGATTTCCGGCATACCGCTTTTGGTACTCTCTCCTTTTTTCAATAACCATAACTTTTGGTAATGTGTTAGATTGTCAATAAAAATATTGTCGTACTGATTTATGTTTGCTTTTGCAATGGCAAAGAATTGTAGAATGCTATCATGTGGATGATTTCCATCTACATTGTCATACCCGGATAGCACTTGGCTTGTTCCATCGACATCAAGAACTAA